CGTCGTGTTCAATGGGTCCTCCGGCGGCCAGGGCATCCCGGTGTCCAGCGGCGGCCTGGCTCTCGTTCCTGCCGGTACTATCCAGGTGACTACGGTCGCGACCAGCACCGGAGCCATCATCTGGTCAGTCACCTATGTCCCATACGACGTGGGCGCAACGGTCACGGCACTGTAAGGAGGCGACGTGCCAAGAATCTCGAACAACTCCGTAAGCAATGCCGACCAGGCCAAGGAGCTGCCGGAGCTAACCAAGAAGGCCAGGGACATCTACTGGCCGCCAGTCGTCCGTCCTAGCAAGTAGGGGAGGAAGTCATGTGGGAGTGCCCGAATTGCGGGTGTAAGGGGATAACCCCCGACCTGACATTCTGCCCGCAGTGCTATGCACCCAAGATCGAGCCTGCGGAGGAAACGGAGGCCTCCGCCGCGCAAGCGGTTCCAGATTCTCCGCAGGCTCCTGTTCCGGATGGCTGGGGAGAACCTGATGCCTAGGGTAAGCGTGGGCATGGGCCCCAGCAACGATCCAATTGGAAGGAGTGAAGTCCTACGTCTTGGTACCAGCTCCTCGACATCAGACGACAGGCAAGACAGGAGTGGAGACTCAGCCCCGGAAACGGATCCATCCCTCCAGTTGCCTGTCCCAAGTGCGGACAGCCCCTCCTCAACGGGCCAACCGCCCAGGCTAACACCCTCTTCTGCCAGTTCGATGGATGGCAGTACCCAAGAGACTGGCTACAGCCAGCCGAGCCAGCAGGACTCTTCGGAGGAGCAAGCGATTCCGAAGGATCCTGGCCAGGAAGCGGCCCCGGAGTTTGACAAGGACCAGTACCTGGGGCTAAGCGGGCACGAGATCATGCAGCTGGCGCGACAGGCGTACGTCGACCGGCAGTATGACCAATCGGACGCGCTTATCGGACTCGCAGAAACGACAGGGGGCGTTCCAGACGCCGAGCTAAGCGCCGCGCGGCGCTACGTAGCCGTAGCGCGCGGCCGATCGGCCCTAGGGGGTCCTCCGTCGGATACCGAGCCTATTACCGCCGGCCCAAGCGAAGCCGTACCGGCCGACGGCGGGTACCTAACCGGCGCATAACCGGCTATCCTTCCCTTAACCGAATATCGCAGCCAGCCTACCCTCCGGGGTTCTCAGCAAGAAAGCAAGGCAACGGATGGCCATTCACCGACCGTGCTACCTCACGCGCGAGGAGGGTCGCCTCGCGCTAGACATACAGCAGTCTGCCTACGCCGACCAGATGATCGACCGTAGTCTGATGAGTGCTAGCGGGTCGGTGGATGGCCTCTGCCAGAGGAAGTTCTTCACCAAGATTGACACCAGGACATTTGACTGGCCCAACTTCCAGTACACCTATCCCTGGAAGTTGTACCTTGACTCTAACGAGCTTGCTGCCCCTCCTACTACCGTTACCACCGGTAGCTTCCTGCCGAGCCCGATTGTCATCCCTTCCGGTAACATCCTGCCCAGGCCAATTGAGGGTCCGCCCTATACCTCCCTGGAGCTGAGGCGAGACACCAACTCGTCGTTCGGCTCCAACACGACGCCCCAGGCTGACATCACCATCACCGGCGCGTTCGGGTACTGGATGGAGCAGACGTCGGTCGGATCCCTTACGTCAGCTCTGACGGATACTACTGGCACCGTCGTGAACGTCAGCAACTCTGGCCTGATCGGCGTCGGCGATGTTCTGATATGCGACTCAGAACGGATGCTCGTAACGGACGCCAGGTACATCAGCACGGGTATCAGCTTCGTGTCCGGGTGTACTACTGCCCAGGCTAACGACGCTACCATGGTTGTCCCGGATGGAACCCAGTTCTCTCCGAACGAGATAATCCTGGTGGATAGCGAGTGGATGCTGGTCCAGGACATCGTCGGGAATAACCTGATCACCAAGCGAGCCTACTCAGGATCCATCCTGGCCACCCATAGCCCCGGGCCGGTATTCGCCAAGCGCAAGCTTACGGTGACCAGGGGTGCCCTGGGGACTACGGCTGCAACCCACAGCAACTCTGCTGCGCTGTTCATAGCCACCATTCCCGATCTGGTCAAGGAGCTAGCGGTAGCGGAGTTTGTGGTAACTATCACCCAGACCCTTTCCGGATACGCGAACACCCAGCAGGTTGACTGGCACGGGCAGGTACAGCGCAGCCAGGGCAGCCAGCAGGAGGCATTCCCGGGGCCTGGCCTACCCGACATCCGCGTTAGGTGCCTGAACAAGTTCGGGCGCAACGCAAGATCCCGGGCGGTGTAGCATGCCGATCAAGATAATAGTCACAGAGCATGGAAGCATATTCGACGGAAGGTTCCAGGCCGTCATTGCTCTGTACTCGCGGCATGTCGAAGACGTCATCGGGGAAGAGGCTGTCAACAGGATACGCCATGATCTCCCCGAGCAGTACAAGTACCTTGGCCACAATGGGGGTACCCCCAAGTTCAATCCTGTACCGCCTGATGCCGGGTTCCTGGAGTCGCAGATAGAGACGCACCGGGAGCGCCCCAACCTAGTCCTGGTAACGAGCGGTAACGTCATCTACGGTCCATGGATCGAGGGCATAGCGATCGGCAACATGAGGATATGGCCTCACAAGCGCAATCCTCCACCGCGCCGGTTCCCGGGGTACCACACATTCCGTCTCGTAAGCCAGGAGCTGGAGATGGAGTCAACAGAGATCGCCGAGCGTGAGCTACCGCCGTATATAGGGGCGATCGATGTATAAGAACAACGTGGAGGCGAAGACCAATGGCATTCCCTAAGTGCACGTCATGCATCTCCGAGTTTGTGGAGGCCAAGGCTAAGCGGCAGGTTGAGGAGGGGCGCGTGTACACCGAGGACGAGCTGTACGAGCCAGCCGACCTCTGGGCTAAGGTCCGGGACGCCGATACCCTGCTCGTGTCATGGCAGGAGAAGTTCATCGGTAACCAGATGATCGTCGCCCCGATTTCGTCCCCGGTGTGCATGAAGCATATCGGTATCAGAGAGCCAGAGGTGCAGGAGATGGCTATGCGTAGCGGTCTGGCGCTGCCGCAGTGACTGCCAGCAACCTAAACGATGCCGGGGTCCTGGACGTATTCTCCAGGCTCGAGAGCTACGCAATGGCCAGCGGACGGTTCGATGCCGTCAACGGGCACGAGCCGAAGAGCGCCCCGGGCAACGGAGTTACATATGCCGTATGGATACAGACGTATCGGCCGGCCTTGAGCGGTCTTTCGGCTACGTCTGGGCTTCTGCTATTCAATAGCAGAATATACAAGCCATTCACTTCTGTTCCATACGACGCCATAGATCCTCAGGTTATGTCTGCTACCCTGGACATCCTGGCGGCGATGAGCGGGGACTTCCAGCTCGGTGGCATGGACGACGTAAGGAACGTTGACCTTCTCGGGTCCACGGGCTACCCGCTAATGGCCAATGCTGGCTACGTAGAGGTCGACAGGCACATGTACCGGTGCATGACGATCCAGATTCCAATAATCATGAACGATCTGTTCGTACAGGTGGCATAATGGCGAAGCAGTCAGGACTGGGAGACAACTTCTACATCGGCGGGTACGACCTATCAGGTGACGTGTCCGCACTGGACAAGATCAGCGGGCCGATCGCTGTTCTGGACTCCACCGGAATTAACAAGTCGGCCAACGAGAGGCTGTTCGGGCAGCGGGACGCCTCGATGCAGTTCACCACGCTGTTCAACTTCACCGGAACGACGAACACGCCAGCCGTACCAGCGAGCACCGTCACTGCGCAGAACACCAATGCGTGGCCCGTGTTCGTCACCATCACCGGTGGCACCCTGACGTTCGTATTCGTCAATGGTGTCCAGGTCGGTACCACGGCCGGTACCTACGTTGTGCCCGCCGGCCAGACAATCAGCATCACCTACTCCGTCGCGCCAACCTGGGCCTGGACCGGAGTACTTGCTGAGCACAACGCCCTTTCCTCCCTGCCGACCGCTGACGAGGTAGCCAGCTACTTCCCGGGTGCATCGTTCGGTGGACCTGCGGCCTGCGTTATCGGCAAGCAGATCAACTACGACGGAACCAGGGACAACAAGGGTGCGCTAACTGCCCAGGTCGAGGTGGACAGCAACGGATTCGGTATGGAGTGGGGCCTGGCACTCACTCCGGGCCTGCGTGCCGACACCGCTGCTACCAACGGAACCGGCATCGACAACGGTGCCCTTACTGCCTTCGGAGCACAGGCGTACTTCAACCTGGTGGCTATCATCGGCACCAGTGTTGACATCGTAGTCGAGCACAGCGTGGACAACATCACGTATGCAACGCTCATCGACTTCGGGGCGCAGGCGTCTGTTGGCTCCGGTCGCGGCTCGGTATCCAACACGACGACGGTTAACCGCTGGGTCCGGGTCAAGACTACCGGAACCTTCACGTACGCACAGTTCGCTGTGATGTTCAACAGGAACTTGATCGCGGGCCAGGTGTTCTGATGCAGTGGGATAAGGTACACAACAGGCTGTCCCCGATCGCCGGTCCGGAGCACTTCAAGAGCTACTCATGGCGCGCTCCGCTGGTTTCGCACTGGCGTCGCGGTACGTGCGAGGAGTACGAGTGCGCCGGGTACCTCAACGGATTCGTCACAACTGTGGACGTCGGGACGGATCTGGGCAGGAGGCAGTACCACTACCTGACTCACGACAAGACCAGAAGCCCTTCCATACAGCGGGTCAGCGCGACCCTATACAAGTTCGTTTATGCGCCAGGGAACCGGTGCATGAGCTATGCCGATCACAGGGTTCCCATCGGTAAGCCACCCCTCCTGCTCGTGCTCGGCGGGGACTGGCGGGGCAATCCGCGCAACATCCCCGTCATGGTGCACAGGACGGCGGAGGACTGGGTAGAGGACTTTGCCCTCCATCAGGACAAGGTAGCAGAGATAGTTAGGAGAGGTTGATATGGCAAAGACTAGCGGCCTCGGTGGCGTCATCAAGGTTGATGACTCCTCCGGTACCCCCAGGACCATCACGAACGACATCACCAACTACACGTTCACGACGCCGCGTAACGTGCAGGACATCACCGGCGTTGACAAGTTCGCGAACGAGCGCCTGCTCCTGCTCGCGGACTTCACGGTGACGCTGAACGGCGTGTTCAACTCGGCGTCGGCCAACCTGTCGCACGACACGTTCAAGACGGTCCCGAGCACCAGCGTCACCAGGACGGTGGAGATCGACCCTCTGGGCACGACTACCGGGCTTCCGAAGCTGCCCAACGAGTGCATCCTCACCGACTACCAGATCACTCGCGCCAACACCGGCGAGCTAACTTTCCAGGTGCCCGGCTCCCTGGCCGACGGTACCGTCCCCACCTGGACGGTCAACTAGACGAGGCGGGCCTGTAGCGGGTCCTCTTGTAGTCTTGCCCCGTGTGCAGCAGTGAAGCCGGACTACGTCAGCTGCTGCGCAGGCCCTGCCTCCCAGGTAAGTAT